TGGAAATCCTGCCATGAGAGCTGAAACTTCAGGGTCTCATGAGGCAGGCTTGCTTTGATTTCGGCCGGCCAGAGTTTCCTACCATTGACGGCGTAGGTGATGTGCGGTTCCAGGAGCGTTTTGTGAGTGTAGTAATACGTCACGACACCGCCCGTGGGCGAAACGACCGTCAGACACTTTTCTCCAAACTCGATATCGGCGTCTGGCCACATCGACAGGAGCTGGTTGAGACGCGGCAGATCGAAGATCGGAGCTTCGTAAGGAAACTCCTCGGCTACAGTCGCTTCGGCCATGACCGTAGCTCCGGCCCGGATCGTCTTCAGGGTGCTTCCGGGGGTTAAAAGCAGGCAGTCATTGAGGGTTTGGAAGTTACGTAATATTTGGAGAGTTTCAGAGGACAATTTCATTGATTAATTTTAGCCACGTCAATATCAGCAAGGGTAGCAGAGGCATTAATAGAAGCCAATGCATGGAGGTCTGAGTGGTAAACGTAATTACCCGTGTGAGACAATTTAATCCATGGCAGAATCCAAGTTTTACATCCTACTTCGGCTGCCCTGACGGCAAACCAATAGTCTTCCGATAGATAACGCAGAGATGCTTTTTCATGCGCCGCTGACATTTCATTAGCGAGAGCCTTAGCGCTTTCGAGATCGTCCTCCTTTACATATTTGACAAGTTTGAACATGTCGTTGGGCTTAAAGCCTGTTTCGACCTCGCAGTGAAAATACTGCATGATCTTACGGCGGCCGTTGAAATACTTTTGACGGCCATGATCGGGTTTGTAGTAAAGCTCCGGGTAGCGGTCGGCTATACGTTCGAAAACATGCCGCTGTATCAGCATGAAACCAGTCCCGGCCTCTCGCACGGGCATGGGCATATCAAGCCGGTAATTGCCTTCCTGCGTAAAATTCAGGACGAGGTCACCGACATACCGTTCGAGGATAGTAGGGTCCTGATCAGCCACGCCGGATTTCACGGCGGCAATGATTTTTTCCCAGGACAAACACTTCTTTGGATAGGCTCCGCACACAATATCATATTGTGAATGAGGCGCGGCGATTGCCAGTAAGGCGATAACATCATCAGGACTGAAACCGATGTCGGCGTCGATGAAGAGCAAATTCTGAAATCCGCTGCGCATGAACTCATCAACGATATAATTTCGAGCGCGCGGAATCAGAGATTCATTAGCAAGCGTGAAGGGCTGCATTGGCACGCCGATCTGGGACAATCGCCGGCCCGTGTGGAACATTCCCTCCTGGAATGGAAAATCGTTTTTGCCGCCGAACATGGGCACGCCAATTACGAGCGAGCGTTCTCGTAAGACTTCTGCTGGTATCTGCAATGAAAATTCCTAAAGTATCAGGCTAATTCTTGGATGGATGTGAAGCCCTTTGTTTTCCGGGCTTCAAGGGTACGGTCGAACTTTTCTACGAGTGAGTCTCCCTTGTGTGAAATGACAAAGATGGAAGTAGAAGCAGATAGGGAGCGAAGGATACCGAGTAGGATCTCACATCCCTCTGAGTCCAAAGATGCATCAAGTATTTCATCGAAAAGCAGTATGTTGGTGTTGACGGAATTTTTCATCTGAGCGACGTGCCGCCAAGCAAGCAAGAGAGCGAGATCAATCCGCATCTTTTCGCCTTGGGAGAAATTGGCGTAAGAAAATTCATCATAATGGCGAGCACGAAGCGTTTCATTGAAGTTGGAGTCAATCTCAAATGAGACGAAGAACTCCATGTCATTGAGGTATTTATTCACGGTGGCGTTAATCACGGGGATGTAGGTGTCGAGGATCTGTTTCTTGATTCCGGTGTCTTTCAAGAGCACCCCAACCGTTTCAAGCAAGTCCCGTTCTTCCTGAAGCTTAATCCTCTGCTCCCACCGAACTTTCTCGTGTTCATCGGCTGCGAGGATCTGTGACTTTAGATCGTCAATGTCATGGTCGACGGACTGCCATGCATCAAGGTCGCTAAGTGCCTTCTCTTGATTGGCAATGTCCATATCCACGGCGTAGAGTTGCGAACGGATTTCACTCGCTTTGTTTGAGATCAGAGTAGCCTTGGCCTGCTTCTCTTTCAGGTCCTGAAGCTTTTCCATATCCTGCCGCCCCGCGATATCAAGCAATGTTAATCTATGCTCGACATCAACCATCATCTTTGAACGGAATTCAGGCGTGATCGGTTGGGAACATGTCGAACAGGTGTCATTCTTTTCTAGGAATGTAATCTCCTTCTTGATATTCCATCTGCTGCGTTCATAGTTTTTAAGGTTGCTCTCGATCCCAGCGATATCTTGAGTGATCCCCCCGTATTCGCTTGTTTTGGCAATGGCCTTTTCGTGTGCTTCGGATAGCCGCTTCCGCTTCTCTTGTTGGGTCGAAAGGTGTTGCAGAATGTCTACCCTGCGATCATCGATCTGCTTCTGGTGGCGTTTGGACTGATTGATCAGCTTGTTTAGATGATCAATCTTCAGCTTCTTGTTTTCGGCGCTCGCCGCCATACCCATTTCCAGGAAACCAAGGTCTTCCCGGTTCATCTGAATGCGTTCTTTCAGGACGGAGTTCATCGTCGAGAAGATCCGTAGATCCAGGAGGTCCTCGATGACCTCGCGCCGCGCCGCGGCCGGTAGGAGCATGAACGGAACGAACCCTCCCGTTCCAAGCATCACGACCTGAGTAAAGCTGCGGAAGTTAAGATGGAGGACGTTCGTTTCGATCCAGGCTTGATAGTCCTTTATTGATGACGACTGATTGACGAGTTCCCCCTCACAATAGATTTCAAGGATCGTCGGTTTCATTCCCCGTCGAATGATGTAATTCCTGCCCTGGACATCGAAATCGACCTCCACGAGCATGTCGCGGTTGTTGATCGAATTGACGAGCGCGGGCTTCTTAATGCCCCGCCAGGACCGGCCGAAAAGACCATAGCAAAGGGCTTCGCCGAACGTCGTCTTGCCGTGACCGTTCTTACCAACGATCAGGGTCATGGGATGAGAAGCTAGATTAATTTCAACGGGAAAATTACCAACCGACAGGAAATTCTGATACTTGATACGATTGAAATGAATACGCAGGGCTATGCCTCGACGGCGATTTCGTTAGCTTTGTCGTAAAGGGATAAGAGGGTGTTCTCGATGGCCTCACGCTTGCCCTCAGGAAAGGCCGTGGCGGCCTTTCTAAGGATCGAGGGTGTATCATCCATCCGGTTCTCTTCGAGGTCTCCGTAGCTTGTAATGGCCGCTGGGAGCATCTCCCGAACGAAGATAGACGCCGGTCCTGCTGCCTCTAGGTTATCCATCCATTTTGAAAAAGCCGCCCCATCCTCTTTATGGTCAACGATGACCTGTACGAAGCGGCCTTTGACATTACTAACCGAAGGAGCGATTTCCCCGTCTCGATCCGAGTATACTAAGCGATGATGCAATTTCAGGGGATTGGGGTGGAACTTGATGTCGAGGGTCTCGGTATCAAGCGTGTGTACGCCTTTCATGACATTGTAGTCAGGCCAAACCAGATCGCACATCGTCCCAAGGTAATTAATGTTTTTGTACTTATGGCGCTTGTGGATGTGACCCGACAGGACCAGCCTGAACTGATCGAATGCAGAAGGCCCGTATGCCCCATCGTCGATGACACCATGGCCTGTATCGACGCCCGCGACGTCCAGGTGCCCCACGACGATGTCGGCATTGGTTGAGGCAAGCGCATGATCCCATTTCGTGTGGTCACCGCTCGGTATCCAGGGGAAGAGTAGGAAACGCCGCCCGTCTATAGTCATGTGTTCAGGCTCACGATAGACGACCACACCACCGTAATCCTTAAGAACGAGATCGAGGGCATTAACGTCGTTCGTGTTTTTGAAGTAGGTGTCGTGATTACCGACCGTAACGATATAGCCGAGATTCCGTGCGGCTATTTCGTCAAAATAATAGCGGCGGCAATTATGCAGAATCTGGAAGTTGATAAATTTGCGGCGATCAAAAACGTCCCCTAAATCCATAATGAGGTCTGGTTTTTCGCGGTCGACAAGGGGAAAGAACCAATTCTTAAACACCTGTTCAAAGTAACTATCTACCGCAAGGTTTTCTGCCCGAACTCCGAAATGAAGGTCGGCAACCATGAGAATCTTCATTTCAAATATTCCAATGTCTCATCGCTCTGAGCGACCTCAATTCCATAATTCGTACGATCTCCCTCGGCATTATCGGAGGTAAGACCCAGAAGATTTAGCCTTTCAGTCAGTTCGAGCTTTGTTTTCAAATACCGTTTTTCTAATTTGATACGCCTGACGAAAGCCCTGAATAGGACGATGGTGAAATAGCCGAAAGCATTGTTGGTCCGTGTAGGATCGAAATTATGCATCCGTTTTAAACAGTCTTCGTAACCGTCCGCGATCATCTCGTCGAGGAACGGATACTTCCGAAAGTTGTAGCGGTCCCCCAAGCGCTCTGACATTTTCCAGAATGCAAGACCTATCTTATTAGGAATCGGCGGTGGCTCCTTTCCCTCCGCTTTGGCGGCTTTGACGGCTGAGTTGTAGTTTGAGACGAGAGCTAGAAGTTCAGAGTTCTTGATAAAATGTTTGGCAGTCAATGAAGAATGGTTCCTCTGGGACGTATATCCGCAGAGAGCTGACTAATAAAATCATGATATAAGAAAGAAAGGTGTTCACCGGGCTCTGCTGCAATCACCAAATCATTTGCATGAATTTGCGTGGTAAGGAAATACTGTCCATAAATTAAGGGATGAAATTGCGGGAGTAGAACCCCCTCTGCGTATATATGGATAAGCCTAAACGGATTTACAAGAGTGACGACTCCCCTTTCATTAAATTCTACCTCGGCGATCAATTCATCACCCGTTGATAGTTTTAGATAGTGCAGAGTTTTGGATTTTCTAGTGGTCATGTCATCTTAAGGGAGTGAAAGCGAACTGGATGGCGTTCTTTCGCATATACAAGTAGTCTCCCTCGAAAATGAGATAAGGTGCGGTTATCCTGTGAAAGCCTACCCGATCTGAAATCATCGGCTATGTCGTAAACGCTACAAGCAAGCTTGGTGTCTTCGTCGCGTCTCGTCCCCCGTCCTATTGATTGTTTTAAGCGAACGGACGACTTCACGGGAGATCCTATGATGAGATTATGTAGGTTCACGATATTTATACCCTGCTGACAGGTCCCAAAACTTCCCACTCCGATAACCCCAGTCCGATCTTCAAATGTCTTACGCATCTCATCGCGGATATCTCCATCCACACCACCGTGAATGAATAAAGGGGTACGTCCCATACCTGTGATGAGATCGAAAAGAATCTGTCCGTGGCGCTCGACATAGTTAAAGAGAAGCAACGTGTTTCCGGACCTGCTCGCCGCCAGATTGGCCAGAAAGTGGTTACGTTTGGAGCATTGACAAATGAAATCAAGCTCTTCCTGATAGGATTTGAAAGACCGTGGTGTGTGCTTGAGCACCATTGCTTCAATATTGATCTTGGCTAAAATCTCATCCGAAATTAGCTCGTGTGTTTCCCTGACGGTGTACACAGGCCCGAACAAGCCCTCGATGACAAGTTTGTGAGTTGGGGTTTCATGGAGCGATCCGGTAAACCCAAACCGATGATTTGCCTTTGTGCAAGCCGATATTATACGCCTTAAGATCGCGGCCTCGGCCGTATGGACCTCGTCGACAATCACAGTCCCAAATTGCTCAAAGAACTCGGTTTCCAAGTTTGCTAAGCTCTGCCAGGTCGAGATCACGATAGGAACTTGAGCCGTTTTCGCTTGGCCCGAATAGATTAAGTGTATATCTGAGGGGCTTCCGCCATACTGTACAATGTCACCGTGCATCTGGTGAACGAGAGAGACGGAGGGAACTATCAAAAGAACCATGTTGCGTTTGTAGAATTCCGACAGAAGCCATATGATCAGGCTCTTTCCAGACCCCGTGGGAGAAATGAAGGATACCCTTCCTTCGGAAACTCCATAGTGAAAGGCTTCAAGTTGATAATCACGAGGGGGAAGTGAGCAAGAAAGACTCGCGATAAAACGGCCAGCTTCGGCTGTATCAGAAGAGGTATGTATAAGACTGGATAGATCGACGTCATAACCTTTCCATTCAGCGTACTCGACGACCTTGGGAATTAGTCCGTAGAGTATCTTTCCCGTTTTGGCCGAGAAAAGATAGATCTTCCCATTCCATTTCTTGTTCACATATTTCGGAGAGAACTGGTAATTCTGGGCAAAGAATGAAAAATGGCTTTCAAGGTCCTTTGCTTCATTTGGCGTACATTCAACATGAGCAAAAGATTCATTCAATTTGGTTATGGTGATCATCCGCCGTTGAGCAATCTTAAAAAGTCAACGGCGTTCTTTATAACAAATGCCCTTTTAGAGAGCTGGTCCAGGATAGCAGACAGTGTTTCGACCTTTTCTTCAAGGAGGATAATTCGCTGCTGAGCGCTAATCATCTCCTGATCAGTGCTGACATATTCGTCGACATCAGCTCGTATGATCTTCTTAGGCCACGGTTCCCGTTTTATGATCTTCAGATCCTCGGGATTGTTCAGCTCTCCTCTATAGTATTGTCCAAGGACATGCTTTTGAGCCGTCAGCTTCAGCTTCTCCGCCTTAAGACGGGTTCGATTAGAAGACAGGAGTTTCAAATATTTGGAATGGAGAGAGGGTATTTTGATTGACTCAGAGTCAAGGGCGTCTTGGTTGAGGATCGTATCCTTCGACCAAGACTCAAGAATTTCTTCTAGGTCCATTTAGTTTACGGTAACGACTTGGTCTAAGCGGAATTTGGAATATGAAAAGGTAGCAGTGGCCACGAGAGGACCTGCCGCTGAATAGTTGAAGTTGACACCGGAGAGTTGCGTGGGAAACATGTCTTCAATGACGAACTCATAGGTGAGCATGTTCTGTGCCGTAAACAGCATCAATCGCGCGTCAGAGCCGATGGCTCCCTGTTTAGCGGTTGAGATGTTGTATGAGCCGCCCGTGCTTTCCATGTACTGATCAAACGAGTCGGGCGGGGCGATGGAGATCATCCAGCTATGTAACTCGGACCAGTTCGCCATGGCTTCGTCGATCATGAAAGTCACGTTGAAGGACTGGTCGTAACGGAGTTTGAAACCTGCTAACTGATGCTGCCGGAAGGGAGTCGACATCTCAAGATTTATAAGGGAAATGCCGGGGACGGCGGCTGCCGTTAGAAAGTAGGAAACCGCAGTGAGTCGTGAAATCGACAGCGAAAACCTGTTCTCACGCAAGTTCTGCGTGTTCACGGGTTCCAAGGGACGTGGATTTCTAGCCATCCCTTATTTATGGAGGATTAGAGAAATTAACGGCCCCGGAAGGGGCCGTTTTAGTTTAGATCGACCCGGTTTGTCCGACGACTTCTGAGAATGCCACACCCGTTCTCACTGCTACAAATGAGAGGTAGATGAAGTTGATAGACCGGGCTGGCTTGATATAAATGTCTGCCACGAAGGAATTCGAGTCGATAATATCAGCGGTGTTATTGGTTGAGTCACATACGACGTCGAAATCATAGATACCACGCCGGCCCTGCACATCACGCAGATACGGCTCAACCATGTTAACAAATTGGCTCTGTGTGAAAGCATCATTGAATTCAAACAGAGTATACTTTGCTGCGAGCCCAATTGCCTTTTCAAGAACGATAAACAACATCCGGACGTTGATACGGTCGAATGCACTGGGCTTCGACAGGAGCGTCTTGTCACCATAGAGCAAGGTACCGATACCTGCCGATGTGATAACAGGGTTGATTGAGTTGTTATAGAGCTGGTCCCGATCTGACTGAGCAGGGTTCCATGCAAGCTGGACAACGTTTTTGATAATGCCGCGATTTAGACCGGCAGGTGACCACCATGGATCATTTGTCGTCGCCGTCCTTACATACAAACCAGCAATATCACCATTTACCCATCGATACACGTCATTGAATTTGTCATACTGATACTTCCAGCCGGAATCTAAGAAAGCGTATGACGAGGAAGACAGGGAGTTTCGGAACTCTATGATATCCGTAGCTTCGTTTCCGGCGTTATCGACACAAGTGGTCATGGGCGGCGATAGAAACACCACCGCGTCCATTCTCTCTTCCGCTACATTACTGATTATATATTGAGCTGCCGTCGCGGAAGCGTTTCCGCCGAGGATAACGGTGATATCAATGGCATCGGTAGATTCAAAGAGACTATAACCGTTGATCTTTTCTTGATCGGCAGGTGCAATTCCGTCTGATCCGCCTTCGAGTTGAAAAACGATTGGAAAGTTAGGTCTTCCAAAGCTATTTGCTTGACCAAGAGAGATACTTAAACCTGCGTCCGTTAACCCACCGGCATGACTAGCCCAAAATACTTTCTGGGATTGTCTGTTAATGGAATCGACGTAGTAGATGTCGGTACCATCTTCTGCCGTAGCATCCGAAGCAAGCGAAACAGCTTGATAAGTCTCTAAAACTTGCCCAGGAGTACCAGTCCAAAGACCGTTCGAATCAACGATTACCACATGAATTTCATCACCTTGAACTCCGAAGGTGTTTGCATACACTGTGGTTGTGGGTGGTCCAGAAACTTCATCATAATATTGCCATCTGCGGGTACATACGTTTGCAACGGCCCCCACAATTGAAGGCTGTGCCAATGTCAGAGAGGTGTCAGAATTGACCGTAGAAATAACATGAACTTCCTCGTTGATAACGACGAGGTCAGTGTTTGAAAGCTGCGTTGTGAAATGAGTGTTCGTCCCGGTAACAGAGGTGTTTCCTGGGCTTACAGTTAAAGTACCTGACAGTGTGCTCTGATAGCAGTTCGCCGACGCACACATGGAAATCTTGATGCTGTTCCCGAGCGCACCGGGATACCTACCGATCCATGCGCCCGCACCGTAAAGGGACTCAAGTTGACCGTTTGCATAATTGGAATAGTAGGCATTTTCATTGAGGACCAACACACCTGAGGAGTTGGCGGTCGTTGCATTTCGAGCCTGCTGCGCCGTGTTGGCAGACGTGGTATTTACAACCCGTGAAACGTATAAAGAATTGCCGTAATTGAGAAAATTCCACGCCGTGAACCAATCTTGGGCATTCCGGTTGTTGGGATAACTAAACCAACGAATGAGAGACGCTTCCATATCCACAAGCTGTGTGGTGTAGCAGGGACCCCATGCGAAATCGCCAGCGAAGGCCGCCGAGGTAGCAGATACCGCAGGTACAATTGTCGTTAGATCAATTTCAACAATGGAGACGCCTGGAGACAAAAGAGTGGGCATCTATACTCCTCGTATTATAACTTACTTAAATGTATTGCTAATATTTATGAATCACCGGATCTCGCGACACAGGTGCGCAAAAGGGTTTCAATAACCCAATAAAAAAAGGGGAAGAACCCCCTTTAAGTTGTGCCGGCTTTATTAGTATTTAGAATAACTGACACATCTAGCTTGAAACAAAAAAGGAGGCCGAAGCCTCCATTTTTTATATGTGAAGTCTATTAGGTCAGGTTGAGGATCGCGATCCGGCGATAGTAAATGTTCTGACCAGCCACAATCGTACCGTCGACGCTGCCGACAGGCTGCGCGAAGGGGTTCGTCACAAGACCATACCGGGTTTTATACCCGATTGAAGGCTGGAACGATAACGGGTCGACCGCACTATACTGCTCAAGAGGAATATAAGGCGTATAGAAGATACCCGCGTCAAACTGGCTCGCTCCCTTATAGCCCATCGTGGCATATTCATAACCACCAGAACTCTGGAAGTACGGATCGATATAGACCTTAATACTACCATTTAGGGTGCCAGCGAAAGTATTGCCCGTGTCGTCCACTTGGAGATCGACAGCAAGTTGCGGATTGTAGTCAAGAAGACCAGTCATCCTCATAGCTGATGCGGTATCCGAACCACACAGAATGAAGTTACCCTTGCCACGCCGGGTCGCTTTTGCGATAGCGTTCGCTTCACGTTCGAAGCGGAAGAGCAAGCCCTTGAACTTCTCGACCGACCAACGGCCATCAGAGTCGATGTCCAGATTGAACTGGCCAGCGACGGCCGTTCCGCTTTGGGCACCAGGGACAGCTACGATGTTGACGGTACGAATAACCTCTCGGTTAATGTCGAACAGGATCTGCTGGGCAAGAATATTGGCCAGCTCCGTTTCGGCGTCGAGGCCGTGAACAGTGCGAAGGTCTTGCGCCAACTCACGAGTGTAACCAGCACGCAGACCACGAGCCTTAGCAGTGACCTGGACCGATTCAATCGTGAAGGCCATCTCGTTGAAGGTGTTGTTGGCAGTACCGAGAGCCTCTGAGAGCGCGGTTGTTAGACCGTGCTGAACCGAATATGAGTTTGCGTCAGAGCTGTTTGCATAGTTCGTGGAGTTAGCCAGCGCTGGTGACAGACCGGTCTGCACGACATAAAGCTGAGAGTTCGCCAAGAACGCAGAGTTGCCGTTGGGCGATGCAGAGAAGTCCGTATTGGCTTCACCGAACCACGTCTCCGGACCTGACTGGTTTGCATACCGAGGACGGAACGCAAAAATCAAACCCGTGGGACCAGTCATCGGCTGGACGCCGACGAGGTCATAGGCAATCAAGTTTGGAACCGTACGGCGGAGCAGAGAGATCAGAACGGGATTGTAAATATCAATACCGCCCGTACCATGGGTAGCGGAAGACGTACCCATGAAGTTGGTCGGAATATCTTCTCCGAGGAGCGTCTTAGGTTTATAACCACCACCCGTGCGGAATTCTTCCTTGAAGTGCTTTACCTGATTTTCCATCATCAAGACAGTCGTAAGCATACGTGTCTTGTCTTTGATCTTAGGAAGCGAATCTTCGTTTAGTACCGGACTCCACTTCTTGAGTAGCTTATTAAATTCTTGGGCGTCCATTTCTTGAACTGTTTCCTCTGGATTAATTTACAATATTTATGTTTCTAGCTTTTTAGACTTAATACCCAGACTTCAGCACTTTAGTAGCCGCCGCCACGTAAGGGTCTCCGCCTTGATTTTCGTCGGTATCCTCAACGGTTGAGGCAACTCCTTCGGAAATCATGGGAGCAAAACTTGTTGAGTATCTTGACGTACTGTCACCCTCGGAAAGAATAAAAGTCTTAGTCAATTCAGTTAGCTTAGCTTCAAACTGAGCCGCATTGGTGTAATCAACGCCTTCAGAAAGAGTTGATAAGCGATCACGCTGCGTCCGTGTCAGACCTGCACCGATCTTGTTAACGGCATGCTCCCGGCGAAGAAGTTCGTTCTCCTCCCTGAGCGATACTGCTTTAGAGATCTGTTTCGTCAGCTTTTGATTTGTTC